CAAGGCGCTGCGACAAGCACGAGCCGCCTATGCCCACGGCTACAAAGAGAAATAGCGCCAGCATCCAACCTCGACACCTGCCCCGCAAAGGGAGCGATGAATTGTGATTGTACTCGTACCGACCACCGGCGACATAAAAATCGTACTTGCCCAGTGGGTCTCCGATACGCGCGGGATACCGGATGATAGGGGCGTCGGCGTTGCCATGATAGACCGGAAACCCGTGGCGGCTGCGAGGAATTCGCTGGTCGTGGAGTTCCTGAAGTCTGGCGAGGAATGGGCGCTCTGGGTGGATTCCGATTCGTCGCCGAGAGCGGAGATGAGGGAGGTTGTCAACCGATGCCGAGAACTCAATGCCCCCATCGTGATGGTGCAGACGGCCCTGCTGCGGGGAGTGCCGGCGGTGAACGTCAGACCGTGGTGCTGGGAGATGTCCGAACGCGGAAAGGAATGGCCGACGTGGTGGATTCAAGAGAGCTTCCCGGTCAGACAGGGCGGGTTCGGACTGGTGATGACGCACCGGAGCGTATTCGAGAACATCGAGCCGCCGTGGTTCATGGACGTGCTGGGATGGGACAAGAAACTCGGGCCGAACGGGTTGACGCTTTGGGGCGAAGACATCGTGTTCTGCATGAAGGCGTGGGCCGCCGGGTATCCGATATGGTGCCCCGGTGGCGTCTCTTGCGGCCACTTGAAATCCGTGGTCGATTTGGGCGCCTTGCTGGACGGTTCGACACGCATGATGCGAGACCACGGCGGACTGCCGAATGTGTGGGAGATGGAGAAGAAGGCGCTCGGAGAGCTGGGAGTGGATATCGAGGCGCTGCGACCGGAACGCGGTCGATGGCGGTCGCCGGAAATAGCCGAGGTCGCCGTGGAACTGATGCGGAAAGAGAACGAGAAGATTGGAAGCATATGGCCGCCAGGAATCGTTCCGGGAGTGTAATGGCGTGTGGCGCGGAGCGGAACGCGGCGAGTGATGGAATCGCAGTCGGCGACGGCACGGGAGCACCATGCGATACGGCGACGAAGGACCACATGAGGTACTGCCGAACGGGTCCGTCAGGTACACCGGGAAACTGTCGCCGTTGCCGGAGAATTACTTCGCCCTGCCGCCCGAGTTGCAGAGAGCGGCCCGCATCAACGCCATCCAACTGCGCGTCACGCCCGAGGACATGGTGCGGGGATGGGAATTCTTCCGGTCCTGGTATCTATTCGACCAGGCCGGATTCTACAAGAGAAGGGTGAAGAGCCCACCATGCCATTACCACTGGATTTACTACATGTCGAAGTATGCGCGGAACGTGATTGCGGCTCCGCGCGCCTTCGCCAAATCCATCGTTGTCGGGCAGGAGTTCCCCATGTACTTGATGTTGGGGAAGACGCCGATGGACATCCTGGTGGTGGTGAGCGAGAAGAGGAAGGCCGAGCTGCGCGGACAACGCTTCATGCATGTGTTCTCGCAGAATCCGAGAGTAAGCGAGGATTTCGGGGACTTGAAGGGAAGGCCACGCACCGACGAGCGGCTGTGGAACTTCACGCGCATGGACCTCTCCAACGGGTCGTCCGTCACGTGCACCAGCATACTGAGCCGGCAGCTCGGCGCCAGGCCGGACTACATCATATGGGACGACATCGAGCCGGACCCCGAACGGTATCGGGACTGGGAGGCCGTCGTCGAAGGCATCATCGATAGCCTGTTCAACGTGTATCTGCCGATGCTCGATGGCGGCACCGCCATGACAATAATCGGCACGCTGCTGCACAGAAAGTCCTTCCTGTACTGGATTTATACGACGAAGGACCCGCGGCTCGGATTCTGGCACAGGAGTCTCACGGCGATTGTCGACGAGAACGGGAAGCCGGAATGGGAGGAGAAGTTCCCGCTGGATGTAGTCAAGAGGTTGGAGAAGGAACTCGGTTCGGCGGCGTTCGCAGCCCAATACATGAATGCGCCGCGGTCCGAGGAAGATGCATTGCTGGAGGTGAATCCGTATCGGAACGGCTATAAGACGGAAGGGGTGGATTTCACGTGTCCGATGGACAGCGACGGCAGCATAACGGTCTGGAGCGAAGCGTCTGGGACCGTCCTCACGGAGGAGGAGGGCTGGAAGGCGGAAACGAAACCGTGGAAGAGCTTCCTGCGCGATACGATGCGGTTCATTGCTGTGGACTGGGCGGAGGGCCTCACCGACCAGCACGACTTCTCCTGCGTCATGGTATTGGGGCTTGATAGGGAGGATAGACTGTATGCGCTCGATATCTGGCTTGGTCGCATTACTGTTTCGGGTCTTGCTGACATTGTTTGGAACATGGCGGAGAAATGGAAAGTCAGGACGATTGGCGTCGAATCGGTTTCCATTTACCGCGCGCTCTTCGAACGGCTCGCGCTCGAAAGGAAGGATTTCGAGGCGCGGGCGGGCTGGGTCCCAGGCCTCAAGGCCGTGAAATACCCGCACGGACTGTCGAAAGCGTCGCGCATAGCGAGTCTGCAATGGAGGTTCGAAAATGGTCTTATACGCCTACCGATAGACCGGCAGGATGTCCCGGCCTGGAGGGCCCTTTTCCGGCAGATTCGCGATTTCACGATGGACCTGAAGAACTTGCGGCACGACGATGCGGTGGACACTCTCGCCATGCATAAGTTCATCGTGGAGGGTTCCGTGTCCCAGAAGACGCAAGCGGAGATCCACGAGCAGCGGAAGACATTCGTGCAGCGGATATTGGATGGCGAGAACTGCGATCCCGTCGTGGGAGTCCCGTACGTCACCGGAATGAGGCCGGAGGAGATACCGTACCGCGAGGTGCGAGAACGCGAAGCGAAGATTGCGGTTGGGATAGACCCCGATTTGCCGGAAGGTCCCGGGAACCGGGATATCCGGTCCCATGTACTGGCGAGGGTCCCGACGATATTCACTCTCAGCGACCTCGACAGGGCGATACGCGAGGTCTTGAAAGAGGAAGGAGAAGACGATGTCCCGAATGATTCAACCGATCTGTCTGGCGGCGGCGACGAGCGGATCGGAGGCGTTTGATGCCGCGAGTCTGATTCTATTGATGATCGGCGTATCCTGCATTCTCCTGGTGATGCCGCTGTTTGTGGTCATGGCGTGGGCCGTGTCCCGTCTCATGGTGAAGCTGATTGGGATGTCGGCCACCCTGGTGGATGTTTGCGCGAAGATACCGGCGCCGCTCGTGCAGAACCGGGAGAGACCCCCCTCCCCACCTGCCCCGCAATATTCGGATGTAGCGAGGGTGGTGAGGAACGTGATGCGGGGCGGGACCGGAATGCCGCCGATCCCGCCGGAGGAGGATGCCGAAAACGACGAGCGCCTCTACGAACAGCACTCTATAATGGATTGATGGGCGGTGCGGGGAGCGGGACCGTATCGGTGCGGGAAGCGGAGTGGAGGAGATCGATATGATCGTTTTGCCGAGAAAGGAAGAGGAGCTCGTGAGCGCCGTGAAGGTGCTGGAAGAGAACGGCCAGCGCATGATGAGGTACAGGAAGTCTGAGTGGCTGTTCACGAGAGCTTACCTGAACGGATTCCGCGACATCGCCGTCAACCAGTCGTCCGGCGCGATCCGATTGTCGGTGTCCAAGACGTTCCTCGATCCGGATCTGAGGGTCGAGCACCTGTTGAGGGGGCTCCAGATTGAACTGGGGAGGTTCTTGGGGGTGGACGTGAGGCCCGCCGTATCGCCGAGGGGATGGGGTCTTGACAGGCTGCGGATGTCGGCTGTAGCGCAGGTGGTCCTGGACGCGCTCGCCAACGAGAGCGTATTGGCGCAGATAAGGCCGGCGCTGCTGGAGGATATGCTGTTGTATGGTTGCGTGGGCCTGGCGAGCTGGGTGGAGGAGGCGGGGGTGTTTTCGAGCCGGACGGAGCTGGAGGTGATACCGCCATGGCAATTGCTGCCGATACCGTGGAACGCCCGGCACCCCAACATTGTGGACGGACTGATACGGACGCGCATCGTTCCGCTGGAGGCGCTGTTGAGGAACTCGATTGTAGGCGATTCGGCGTCCCGCAAGAAAGACAAGCTCAACATCAGGAGGATAGAGTGGGGCGAATCGGATAGCGAGCCCGTGTCGCCGATGGACGAGATGTCGAGCAGCGCGGCGACGAGCGAGGCGGAAGCCACTACGGAGTGGTGGGGGCGGTCCGGCGGAAAGAAGGATTTCCGGGAGGCCGTGCGGCTCACGGAGGTGTGGCTCCGCAGCCAGGAGGGGCTGGTGAACCGCTACATCGTGAGATGCGGCGATGCCGTGCTAATCGATGAGGATTACGAGAGGAAGAATGTCCGCATCTATTTGCCGATCGGGATCGCTCGCTATTATCCTGTGGGGTTCTATGGGCGCGGGTTCCTGTCGCCGGTCTTGGGGCTTGCCATGTACGAGGAGGAGGCTCTGAGGACGCTCGTCGAGCGATTGAAGAACGAGGACGACCTGGGGATGCTGTTGATTCCGACGAATCTCGGGGTCACGGATCGATCGTTCCGCATGACGACCAAGCCGCGTCGCATGTACTATCAGCGCGACGCCTTCGATCCGGCGGCGGAGATCGGGGTGGTATCGCCGCACAGCACCGGCAATATGCCGATAGGGGTCGTGGACATGCTGGAGAGCCTGATTGTGAAGTCGATGGGCCAATCGGAACTCTATCAGGGCCAGGCCGCGGGACGTGCCGACAGCGCGGCGGCGTTCGGATTCCTGCTGGAGACCGGGAATGTGGGCATAGAGGCTCCCGGCAACAGCCTGGCGGGATGCTTTACGACGGTGTATTCCGCCATGCTGTCGGCGGCCCACAAGAGAATCATCGGGGTGGAGGCCGCGAAGATGGTGGATCTCGACCGGGTGCCGGTGGGCGTGGTGTTGAACGAGGACGGGGAGCTCGACCTTACGCGGAATCCGATACCCGATCCATCGGACGTGATCGTGAACATCCGCAGCCGGGTACCGCCCAGCAAGTCTCAGGTGACGGCGATGCTGATGGAGCAGTTGCGGATGGGCATCATAGACCCATTCAAGTACCGAATCGAGGTGTATCGTCGGGGTCTCGACATTCCGGTGGGCGGGGAGGGAGAGTTCGGGGCATGGCGCAAGGTGCGAATGGTGATAAGGACGCTGTACAACGATGGGGTGACGCCGAATCTGCGGTTCGGGAAGGGGCTCATCGACCCCGACCCGGAGGCCGACGATCTCAAGGTGGCGATTTCGGAGATCACGGACTTCATGAAGGGACCGGAGTTCGCCTTGGCGAGCGTGGAGGTGAAGCGGGCATTCTATATGCTGAAGAAAGCCTATGAGGCGGCGGCGGGTATGGGATTGCCGCCAGGGATGCCACCGCTCGAGCAGATCATGCAGATGGGCCCCCAGGCGCAGGAGGAGATCGGCGGGGCAGGTCCAGTCCCCGGTGGTGCCCCTCCTGCCCCGCAACTTCCGGTAACGTAGGATACCGACTGAGAAAGGAGAATGCTTATGGCGGATGAGAACGATGTGTCGAAGGAGATGGAGGATCAGGAAGAGAGGACGTTCAAGATCAAGGTGCATGGCGAAGTGAAGGAGGTGACGGAAGAGGAGCTCATCGCGGCGGCCCAGAAATGGTATGGCGTAGGGACCCGACTCCAGAGCGAGCTGGATCGGAAGAAACAGGAAATGGACGAGCTGGCGGAGAGCGCCGTGCAGGCTTACGCGTTCATCGAGGACCTCCAGAAATGGATTTCCAAGCGCGACAATGAGGCAGCCAGCCGGCTGATGAAGAACGTGGGGTGGGAGAAATGGCAATTGGAGGCGCTGGCCGGGAACCGGAAGGCGGTGTCGGGCGCCGGGCTCGACGAGGAGTCCTCCGGAGACGAGGACGCCGGCGAGGACTACGAGGAAGAGGGGCAGGCCGCGGAACGCAAGCCCCGTCCTGCCCCGCGTAAGATTAAGCTCGAAGATCTCGACGAGGATCTGCAGGCTCTGGTACGCGGGATCCGGCAGGAGCAAATGAATAGGATGTACCGGAGCGTGATGGAGGATATGAGGTCGTTCATTGCAAACGACGAATTCCTTGGTAAGATAGTAAAGGGGAGTCCGCAGCGGGCGGACTCCCTGGCGAAGCTCGCCGAGCAGATTTTGGTCAGGAAGACGGCTGTTGAAGGTCAGCGAATCGGACCCAGGGTATACAACGACGTACTCAACGAACTCAGGCAGTATGTCGGGTCGCTGGGAATCCGAGTGGATGAAGAGAAACCCGATACCCGATCGTTGGCCGCGTTGGGGCTCGGGCTCGAAGATGGCGGTGATGACCTTCGACAAGCGATTCTCTCCGAAAGACCAATACAGCGCGAGCCGGTGACGTCGCCGCACTACGGAAAGAATCTGCTGGCGCGACTGGCCCAGAAGATGGCCACGGCGAAAGCTACTGGAAAGCTCGGGGAGCAGAAAGAGGAGAATATCGTTAATGAGTAAGGGAGGTTGCTATGGCGAATCTTGTTTCCTTTTTGCGGGATATCGCAAAAGAGGAATTGTCCGCCGGCATCCGCGAGACCCTCCCCGAGATGAGTCCGCTGTTTCGGCGGATAGTAAACTCGTGGGAGAATGTGCAGCGAAACGATATCGGTAGACCGGCATTCAATGCCTCGGGAACGCCCATCTACGGTTCGGGATGGGTGTTCCG